AAAGACTCCTTTAAAGGTTAGCTCCTGCGGTCCGAAAGATGACATAATATGTCATTGGGACTCGAATAAATAAATTGAGATGACAATGTCAAAACAAGTTAATTATACTGAAAGCGGCACTAGAATCTCTGGTGTTACTAAGAAAGAAAATCCTCAGCAGAGGTTGGTTCCAGGGATGATAAGATCGAATTTCGATCTACTCATTCCAATAATATCAAAACTATTGCCAGATTTACCATCTGGTGATGTCAAGAAATACATTGAACAAACCGTCGTTACCCATAATAATTTTATTAAAAATTTGGGTATCGCTACTGGAACATCGCACTGGGGTAAGATAAGAAATTACTGTATCTTACTTAGTGAAAATCGCCCCGCAGAACCCGTGGGTTTTGTGGGAATTGGAAAAAAGGATAAATGGCCCAATTGCTTGGGTCATCTTCGTCCCATTTACAGATGTATTACAAATGTAAATTTACCAATAGAGGAGAGAGTAGAATACTACCGTTTCCTCCACACCTTACTTAAATTAAATAAGGTTGTGAACGATTTTGTTGAACTAGATACCAATGGTATCGAAGCTCAATTCAAAGTTTCACCGGCAATTCTGTCGGAGTTCGAACAGTACGTTAAGCAAAATGTCCAACCAATAGGTAGGGCTCAGAAACTGAAACCTTACATCTCAACTTCTAGAGGACCTAATGGTCAGCCAATGGCTGATTCAGCTCTTCAAGAAGCTTGGGCTATCCGTCATTCGAGATACTGGAATTCTTTTCAGAATCTAGCTATTCGTTTGAATGGAGAGGACTTTCTATCTTATCTTGAGCATTGCTCGAATAAGTATGAAAATTCTCCTAATTTCTCAGCTAATGTAGCAAAAGCTACTCTGCTAAGGAAATTAGTCGCTATAGGGGACAGTGGAAATAAATCCAGAACTGGCCCAATGGCAAACTTTTGGACCCAGAACTTGCTTTCCGTTATGGAAAAGGATTTAATACAAATTCTTCGGAATGAATTCAGTGAATCTTCCGATTTCTTTTCACATTCATCTGGTTTTAATAAAATCAGAGAATGGTCATCCAATAATGAAGCTCGACGCGAGTTTTTAAACTCAGTTGATGCAACAGCTTGGACTGATAATTTCCCGTCAGAATTACAGAAGATTCTTCTTGTAAGACTGTATGGAAAAGAAGCAGGTAATGCATGGTACAACTTAGTTGTAAAATGCCCCTGGAATTTGTCTAAATCTCCCAATACCGTAATTTACGGTAAAGGACAAGGTATGGGTGTGAAAGGTAGCTTTTTAATAGCTACTATCACAGACCATTACTTTATTGAGATGGTACTTCATAAACACTATCACACTCTGCCTTTCTATCGAAAGGTAGGTGATGATCTTGTTATTGAGGATAAAGATAATATATTATATGATCATTATCCAAAGATTGGAGTACTAATTAATGAAAGTAAATCTAAACGTACAACCGATTTTGGACGATATGTCGAATATGTCTCACGAAATTCGTGGAACGAATTAGACTCGTCCGTGATCCCAGCAAACCTTCTCGCGAAGGCTCGCAGATCACCTCTCCTTTTATGTCCGTTATTAACGGCCATAAATCAGAGAATCAATTCCTCGAAACAAACTATGTACATTGACACTATCATTGATAATGTCAAGTGTTCTCAAAATATAAGAGATGGTATTCTTAGAACATCATCCTTATATGATTATCTCTTGAATGAAAACATTCTTTCGAATAGCTCTCTTCTTGAGTCATATCCTGATAACACAGAGAAGGAAATTTTCCTTCACATAATTTCAGAAATTTCTGATTTGTTCGATAAAGTCTTAGAAAAGTGGCGTCCTGCAATGCGGGAGTTACTCATCGAAGATCATCTTCGAAACCAATACGATGTATCGGATTGGAAGATGTTCATAGACCGGGAACTGATTCCTAGTGACTTGCAGTCCTATTGTTTCTTAAAGTTCTTAAGTGAACAACGAGACGAAAATATGGAAGTAGGTGAAAGGATTGCTCCTTACGCCTCTAACATATT